AAAGGATTGGCAAAATAAGCCTCTCTTGCTTCAGGGTTTTCCCATATTTTATCCATATTTGCATCATCTGTAGGCATGATACCAACTGCTCTTAAAGGAATTTGTAAATCTTGAGAAGCGTTCATTCTAGCTTGAGCCAAAGCATTGTTATATTCTTCCATAGTGAACGGTTTACCAGTCTTATCATTCGTCTTAAACATTCCAGGTGCGCCCATTTCACTATCTATTTGACCCAAATAACCTTCGTATTCTTTTGATCTCATAACTGTTGCGTCACTCGTACTATATTCCTGTTTTAAGTCAAAAGATTTTTTATTTAGAAATTCAAATGTACCTGGATAATATTTTTTTAAATTTGCAGATTCCCTTCTTAAATATTCGTCAATTTTATATGGATTGTCTTCCGTTTCCATATTACTTACCAAAACAGACATTTCATCCTTGGCTATACCATCCTTTTCTATCTGGTCTGCCATTCTTAGGTATGAATCTTTGCCATATTTATTGCCTAGTTTTTTGTATTCTGCAACTCTATCTTGCCAATTGGTCATTGACTGCGCTACTCTAAAGTCTTCTGCTTCGTTTTCATCTCGTCTCTTTTTTTCAAATTCCATTTTGGCAATTTGATTTCTTTCTTGAGCTACACTCAACTGACCTTGTTTGTATTCTTTATCGGCTTCAAATTGTTCACGCTGAAAATCTTTAGCATCTTCCTTATCTTTATGATTTGATAAAAACTCTAAGAAGTCTGTAAAGTTTGTATTTGGTTGTTCTGTAACATAAGGAACTCTCCCTATGCCTGTATATTGTGATTCTATTGCCATTTTATATTCCTAAGATTTAATACCAGTGTTTCCTATAGAGAATGGATCCTGTTGTTGATATGGGTTTGTTATTCCAAGAAGACCTTGAGAGCCTGCGTAGTCAGCATAGGGATCATTTAATGAAGGGTCAACTCCTGCTTGTTGTTGAGCAATCATTTGGTCATACGCATCACCTGTTAATTGTTGATCTCTCATAGTTTGTAAGAATGAATTTTCTTCTGAAAGCATACCTGGGTCACTTGACCCTCCACCTAATGGTTCATTTGCTTCACTCATAATATTTTGTGCGTCTACTTGCTCAGGAGTTAACATTGAGCCTGTAGGAGCTGTTGGTGCATCTCCAAAACCTTTCATAGATGCACCTGACCTTTGCAACTCTAATGCTCTATCAAACATAGATTTTTGAGCACTAGCCAATGCTTGCTGTCCCGCTGTTACACGACCTGCTATTTGTTGCCTTACTCCATACATTCCTCTACCATACTGCGATGCCATTTTGTCTGCTTGCAATTGACTTGCATCTCTTGCCATACCCATAGCTTGTTGTTGTGCGCCCCCACCTGCAAAACCTGTAGCTCCACCTTGTTGTTGGGCACTCATCATGTTTTGTAATAAACTTTGTCTTAATCCCTGTCTTCCTTCATCAGTTTGCTGTCTTAACTGTGCTCTTTTTTCACCTAACATACCAGCGTAGCCTTCTTCAGTTGCAGCATCTCGCATCTGTTGATTAATTGGAGTAAAATATTCACCATATTGCTCTGGGTTAAATCCAAAAGCACCTGCAATATCCTCTCCCATTGACATATTTAATAAAGATTTTGCAGAAGGTGGACCTTTATAAGCATATTCACCAGAGCCAGCCCCTGCTTGCGACATTGACCCTTCCCCACCTTGAGCGTTCATAGTTCCTGTAGGTGACCCTCCTGTTCCTCCGCCTGCTGGCGATGGAGTTGCAGGCATAGGTGCTGTTGGTGCTGTTGGTGTTGTTGATTCTGTTGGTGCTGTTGGTACTGTTGGTGCTGTTGGTGCTGTTGGTGCTGTTGGTGCGAAACCTTCAACGCCACCACCTATAGATGGAATTGTATTTGAAGGTATTCCTACTGACCCGTCATTTGTTAAAGGGTTTGAATTGTTGTAAGCCGCCATACTTTGACTTGGAGATAAAGTAGGTTGTTCAGGAGCTACATAAGCTTTACCATCATAATACTGCTGTGCTTGTGCCCCTGCCTCATATTGCTGAGGTTGTGGAGTGGCAGGTGTCGCAGGCTCTTTAAACCCTTTTAAGTTGCTTGACAATTGATCACTATCATTTACAACGGTTTGAGAGCTAGTAGCAGTTGGTAATGAACCAGAACCTCCTCCCATGGGAGATGGGGTTGCTGGAGTTAATGCTGTCCCTGCGGTCATAGGGCTTGATTCTTCCCTTCCTCCGCTCATATTTTTTTGTTCTGCTGGTGCAGTAGCTGCCTGTGGTCTTACTTGCGCTTGAGCATTAGTTGCTTGTGCCTCTGCCTGTGCAGTGGCTTGATTTTCTAATTCTTCATTTTCTTCCGATGATTGACCTACGGGTGCAACATTGGTATTTTGCATTGGACGACCAAAGAAAGCACCTTCTTTTGCTGCTGCGTTTGATAAACCTGTGGATCTTGCTGGTGCAGGTGCAGGAGTAGGCATAGGCGCAGGTGGAGGAGTAGGCATAGGTGCAGGAGCACTTCCACCCCTTTGAGGAAATCCTCCAAATGACATCTCTGATTCACCTTCAAAAAATCCTCTAGGCATAACTACCCTTTCAAATCCGTACTAAATTGTTTTCCATCAAATGAAAATGTATTTTTACCTTTTCTTCTGGCATCTCTAAACGCTTTTTTAAAAGGGCTTAAACCAAACACTGTATCTCTTACAGGTGATTTATTTAATGTATTTGTAGATTTTTTTACTATAGAAGTTGTGTTTTTTGGTAAAAAATCTAATAAACTCTGCGTTTCTTCTTTCTCTATCCAAGGATTTTGTTGTTTTCCAACTTTGGTTATATTTTCCTTAAATGTGTCTTGTGCACCTGCTAAAAATTTATCTTGGTCAAAACCAAACATTCCCATTACTTCCCCGAGGTCACCTAAACCACCTGTTCTTGCAGCATGATGTTTAAATGCGTCCATAAATCCATACTGTTTCACATCTTTTAATCCCGTCATAAGATCAGAAAATCCTTCACTTCCTACTATATCTTTACCTGACATATAACCTTTTCCAACATCCATAGCAGCGTCCCAAAATCCATATTTACCCATCTTGTCTACATTACTTGAAAGCCTGCTAATATCATCTTGTCTCATTTGTAAATTCTGTAAACCTCTCCTACCAAATTTACCTTCTCCTGTATACCCTGTTACAGTTCCGCCCTGTTGATACTCTTTATATAACATACTTCTAGGATGCATCTCAGGTACATAACCGCCTTCGTTCCCAACAAGCCAACCACCTATACCCCCAAACAAAGTTCCGACAGGTCCAAACGCTGAACCTACTTTTGCTCCTGTAGCTGCGGCTGCAACCTTTCTACTTTTTTCAGCTTTCTTCTTTTCCTTATCAATTCCTTTTTGCCTCAAAGCTTCCGCTTGTTTTGATTGAGCTATCCTAGCATCTAATTGTGCTTCTTCTTCTTCAAAAATATCTCTGTCCATCTGATACGCTCTCCCCATATCATCTCCTTGAAACTCTAGTGTTCCTAATTGAGGTGCGTATTGCTCATACACATCAGAACTAATACCACCATCAAATCCAGACGCCTGTCCGAACTGTGGTAATCTTTGGTTTGGTACATCTACATTAGCCATAATATTCTACTCCATTTAAATTTATATTTATTGTCGGCAAAAAGAAACAATTATGTTTATTATTTTTATTAACTAACACTGAATTTCCCATAGTATTCTATATATAATTCTACACTTGGTATACTTCCCCCTGATGGGTTTGTTGTACCATTTCCTGTTCCAGCATTACAGATATAAAGATAATTATTATTGCTGCCTACTCGTATAGTATCTCTACATATCCAAACATCACCTACTTGATTTAAATCTATATCTGTTGCGCTTGCACTATCAGTGCTATCTGTGTTTGCAACACCTGCACCAAGGATTTCTGTTCCTGAAGATATGCCAGAATCAGCAGAGGTTCCACTTGTCTCAGATAATTGTATATTTACTTTATGTGTTGATAATCCCGTGTCTCTTGTAACCCTTGCAACTACTTTAGTTATAATAGAATTCGCAGGTATCTTAATATTTTTAAATTCTTCAGCTACTGTATTGTCTGAGCTATCTGCATAAGCTATTCTCTGCGTAGTACATATAATGTGTTTAGCGTGTCCAATTCTTTGCATAGGAGCAGAGTTTGCTTCTATAATTCTAAATTTATCACTTCCCTGAACCTCTAATACTACAGCTATAACATTGTCACCCCAGTCACCAAAATCTGTTTCTTGCCATCTTATATGACTATTATGAAAAGTGTAAGGTGAATAATAATATTGATCACCTGAATTATTCCCCATAATCGACCTTACTGCACCTGAGCTATCAGAGTTTGCTACATTATTGCGTGTTTCTCCACTCCCTGCTCCTGTTCCACTTCTTAAAGCAAAATCATTGCCTTGAAAATATAAAGTTATTCGTGTAGTCCCACCCCTAGCTATTTCTTTAGTTGGACTAGGTGTGTCCCCTGTCCTAGGTAATGCAATTCCGCTTATAGTGTTTTTATACCATTCGTTTCCATTATCTACAACAATATGGCTTGCTGTTGAGCCACCACGACTACCATCTAAAAACAAAATAGTTCCATAAAAATATAGCGTTACATTTGTTCCGTCAGCAGTAGCATTAAGATTAGAAACTGCTGAAGGCAATGTGCCAACTTCTTCATCTATATATGTGCCTATAGTAAACGATGTTGAACTTGCTATAGTTTTAACTACAGCGTGTTCTGGAATACCAGTACCTACAACATTCATACCTACCTTAATTTTACCATTCTCTATGTTTGTACTGTCACACGCTATAGTATGACTATTATTAGTTGTGTCGCAAGTAGAGTCTGCAACATAATCAAAATATTTATTAGTAACTGTGCTATTTACCGCACCGTCCGCTGTCCCTATAACGGTTTCCCGTACACTAGCTGCGTGTAATTCGCCTCTTGTTCTTACCCTAGCGTTAGTACCTGCATCCAATGCAGTGACAAATTGACCTTGATCAAATCTATTCATGTCAGAAACATTTGTTGTATTAGAAGATTGATAACCTCCATCAAAAGATGTTAACACTTTACCTTTTGTATCGTCAAAATAACTTAATACATCACCCTCTTTGGCTTCGGTCTTTGGAATATCAGGTGCTCTGTTTTTACTAGGCGTATCAAATGTTTTTACCTGCCTAGTTCTTTCAACAGGACCACCTCTTCCATAACGATTATTCATCTTTGAAGTATCTATTTTTAGAAAAGCCATTAAGTTGAAGATACCTTTCCGTACAATTCTCTATACTCTATAGAGACATCATTTATATCTATCTTGCTAGCATTACTAGTTGGTCCATTGAATTTCAATGTCATACTTTGGACTTCTATAGGAGTGGTAAATGTAAACTTATGAATTTCCCAACTTGTAGCTTGGTCAAGTGTATTATTAGATATAGCTGTAGATCCGTCTCCATCATAAGTTACAAAGCTAGTCCCACCATTTGTGGAATAGCTTAAAAAATTAGATACACTATTGCTGTCAGAATGTTTATAAGTTATGTATATATTATACACTTTTTTCTTTTTACCAGGTGTACCAAAATCAAAATCTTTTGTGGAGAATACAAATGCATCAGAAGTTTGACTATCTGATTGCCAAGACCTAATCGTTACAGTGTCTGATGCCTCTGAAGCATATATTAAATCTCCGTTCCAATCGTAATCAAAGTTAGATGCAATACCACCACTGGTTAACCTATTCTTTCCATACCAAAACGATTGAGTTTCCATATCATAAACAACTACATCCGCTCCATTGCCGCCAAATGTTGTATTGCTAGTTGTGCTACTACAATCTATATTGATAATAATCTCTTTATCTTTTTGAGAGTATCCAACAATAGAATTAGCAGTTATTAATTTACCCCACGCATTAAAACTATAATCGTCTGTACCATAACCATTTAAAATCTTCCCCTCTGACAACTCACCTATACCGCCACCTTCTTGATAAACATAAAGACCATTAGGGTTAACCCATATAAGTCCAAAGTCTGCCTTGAATACAGCTGCAGGATGTAAAACCCCCATGCCTTTATGTGTTGCCTCTAAATACCAACCCGCTGGACTTGAATTAGATATGTTTATTATATATAAAGTATCAGGCTTATAAGCAAACAACCTATCACCAACCGCTTCTAATTTAATATACGGTTCTGCATCTCCTTTAACAACATCAATAAAATTACTAGATGGAAATACATCAGGTTTGTTTACAGGTGAGTACATTATCCTGTCTGCTTCTTGTACTTGCACACCATCAATACCTGTCATTTTTACATTTGCAACAAACATCCTGCGATTTGTAAACAGAGCTGACTTGTATCCATCTCCTGCGTTTCCTATAATCAAAGGTCCATCACTACTCCTGTAACCATTTAGCGTGGCGTAAGTGTCAATAGGAGGATCGGGAATAACAATGGTTGCGTTAGCTTGATTGCTAGACACTGTCCAACTTGCAAACCTGTCACCTAATTTTGACCTAATTCCAAATGCATGATTATCAGACGATGTACCTGTTATATCAACATCTACTAATAGATTCCACTCACCTTGTACAGCAGAAGCATCACCAGATAAACTAAGACCTGACGCATACTTCCAATATATTCTTGCACCTGTTTGCCTAGCGTCATAATCAGTTGCCGCCCCTGCATTAGCTGCGTATACTGAAACTTGCAATGCTCTATCCTCAGCTACATCTGCACTATCTAAACCCAGTGTACACAGCGATACTGAGGATTCTTGATTGCCATCATATACAAACGATATACCAAATACATAAGAAGCTGATTGCCATGTACCTGTTATATTAGCTGTAGAGGATACGGCAAAATTAAATTGTCCGTTATCATAAGTTGCACTACTGACTAAAGTGTTTTGATTGTCATTTGTTGTAGGAGCAGGAAGATTGTTAGATCCTGCATAAAATCCTGACCTATCCACACCTAATTGACTACGCTTAATATACATATAGTATTTAATTGTACTCGCATTAGATAGGTTAGTATCTGCTACTCTAATACCATTATTTATAGGAGTAATGATTGGCAAACAATCTGTTTGGTCACTACTTACATCTACACTAACGGTTGCCCAAGAATTATTTGTATAATCCCAAAGGTTTAATTCACCACTTTCATCTACTACACCTAGATAGTGTTCACCTGTATTAGTCCCACTTTCATTATAATCTAATTCAAAATGCTTAAACCCATAACCAGCAGAGTTTGCAAGGTCAGTGGTAGCAAGCGTATTGATTGATTTATTTGACGCAGAATTATTTACCTGGCGAGGCGTACCACTGCCATTCCCCATAGTACGGACAGACCCAACCCGATCACCCATAGCATCCTGTGCGTAACCGAGTTGGTTATCCTGAATATCTCTAGGGTTAGCCTGTGAATTTATTCCACCAGAAAAATCTCTTAATACTGCAACCGACCTAGGCATTACTTCATATCTAAAGCTTTTTTCATTTCTTCAACTATCTTATCATCAGCTTCACTTTTTGTCATATCAGCCAACATATCCAATACAAATAGCAATGTACTAGTTACGCCAAATCGTCTTAGAATCTGAGCTAATACCTTTCTTAGCATTTTAGTTGCCCAAGCGTTTAGTTTTACTTTTGCCATTTATTTACCGTTCTTTGCCTTTCCAAAATTCGCACCAATAAAATTGATAACATTCAAAGCCTTTTGGACTATTTTATCATCGCTTTTATTTGGTGTCATTGAAGCTAGTATAGCAAAGCCACCGACTATGCTACCTGCAGCTGTAATAAGCTCCATATAGTTTTCTGATAAGAAACTAATCATTTCACTCATTTTAACTCCTGTGTTTGTTTGCGTTCATTTTACTAATGCTGTCTCCAACATCCATTTCTGAAAAACCTATTTGGTCTTTTCTTATAGCTGTAGCCCATGCTCCCCCCGCTCTTACAATAGCATTAGGGAGAGATACTACTCTACTTATAATTCCTTTATCGCAAGTAGGGCATTTGCTACCATCTACAGGATCATCTGAAGATGTTACCATTGTACTAGAATAAATGTCTTCAACCGTTTTACATTTTTTACACTTGTATTGATATAAAGGCATATTAATTCCTTAACTCTTTTTTAATTTTAATTACTATATATACTAATGTCGCTAATGAAACGAGCATTTGCAAGACCATTGGTAAGTTTATCCACCATACGCCTACTCCTAAAACTCCATTACTTACAGTCTTTAACGAATCTATCATTATTATGATTATCCACCCTTTCCATTAATACGCCCTTTTAGGTACGCAAGGTCGTCAGTTACATCGTTTAATTCTTTAACAATATCTTCTCTGTGTCGTTGACCAATTTCATCTGAGCGGTTCCATCTTTCAATAAGCTTAATTACCATACCCTCTACATTACTCATCTTTGTTTCAGATTTCGCTATTGCTTGTCTAATTTGATCTAAATCTTCGTTTTGCAGTTTTTGGCTTTTCATTAAGTTGACTATCATCATAATAAACAAAAAAACTATTACACCTATAGCTCCGTACTCTGCGTATGTTTCCATCATTTTCGCTTTAATCCTAATTTTTGCATTAAAGTTCTATTTTCTTCTTCAAGTTTCTGTATATGCTGTGTTTCCATTCCTTCAACACTTGCACTTAAAACAGTAACTTTATTTTGTAAATCTTCAATTTTTCTTTTGTGTTCTGCAAATTGCATTTGAGCTTGATACCAAGAGCCAGTGACCACCATAATTAAAAAACCAACTTTTATCAACATAGCTACACTTAAACTTATTGTGCTATCTGTATTAATAGGATTCGACATCTATTTCAAACTCCGTTGTATCTGATGGTAATTCAGTTCTAATATTAAGCTTTTCTTCAAATTTATTAAGGGCAGGCTCTAAAGTTCCTTTTGCATCTGCAACTATCATTATAATTGCAACTAAGCAATGTGCGTAAAACCATGTCATTTATTATCCCTCAATCTCATAATTTCTTCTTCAATTCTTTCAATCTTTTCATCTTGCCTGACATCGCTTGGGATAGGAAGATTTTGCATAGCTTTCATTTCTTTAATAGTAGTTTCATTGCTATTGGCTTGATGTTCTACAAACTGAATTCTTGTATTTAACTGCCCATATCCCCATACCATTGCAGAGATAAAACCAACAGCTTGTATTAACATAGGCAATGAAATGTTTAAACTTGATTGCTCTCCTATAGGTTTATTCGACATTCTTTTTTGGCTTTGGTTTAGGTTTAGGGTTCACATGAATAGTTTTTACATATAATGGTTTTATTGGTCTTGTGTCCCAATACCTGTAATCATTTGTATTCCAACCAATAGCTAGTGCATTAGGATAATATCTATGCCCGTGAAAATCTGATCTAAATATTTTAACTACTTGTGTACTATCAGTATATTTAATTGTTTGATATGGCACTGGCTCTCCAAGATCACCCGTTAATGCATATCCCATAACAAGTCCTAACATAAATTCAATCATTATGCAAACCCAAACTATCTGCTGTCCAAATCACTTTTTTCATTAAACTGTCTAACTCAAACATTTCTTGTGCCAATTCTTCTCGTGTCTTGCCTATGTGGTAATCTTGACAGCTCAAAATACTTACCATAATTGCTATTGCAAATCCAAGCAAAACTATTGCGTGAAGTATCTTACTTGCATCTGCCCATTGGTTTAATTTTTTACGCATTTTCTAACGCTTCTACTTTTGCTGATAATTCTTGTATTGCTTTAACAAGTATAGGTGTTATTCTTGCATAATCAACTTGTTGTGCTTTTACAATGCTTTCTTTTACATCTCCAATTTCTTTACCTTCAGGAATCTCATCTGATTTTTGATAAAGTACATCTTGCATAGCATCTTTTTCACCAGTTACTGCATAATTACAAATCTCTTGTAATTCGTGAGCAAGAAAACCCTCAGATTTAGATTTTGTTTTTTTCCATTCAAACTCTACAGGTTTCATTTGATTTACTCTATCAAGACCATTTGGAAGTGTTTTTACTTTTTCTTTTAGTCTATAATCAGAACTTGCATTATAAGTAACTGAATCAGATGCATTTGCATTACTTAAAGCAACGGAGCCACATTCAGACCCATCTCCTGAATGGAATACTACAACAGCACCTGAACTTGTAGATGTGTTTGCTTGAAAAGAAGCAGCGGGTGTTGTACCTCCATCAAGTGCTGACGCTGCAACTAATTTAGCTATAGGGCTTAAAGCTGTAGTTCTTCCTATACATACGCTACCAGCATTATTGATAAGCATTCTACTTGTTGCGTTTGCACCTGTTCCACCTGTAGCAAAAAAAATATGACCATTTGCAGCCGAAATGTTTATAGCTGCTGATTCTTTACTTGTGTTATACCTTGCTGTTCCACCACTTGTATTTATATAAGTATTAGAACCTATCCACCAATCTACCAAATCGGAGTTTTCATAGTGCTGTATTACTGCATCTGCTGTTGTATCTGGGTTTTGTACTCTAATCCCATAATCTGCACTTGTAGAGTATGGTACAGTATTAAAAGTTAATTGCGATTCTGGACTTGTAGTTCCTATCCCTACTTTTCCATCGTGTGTAACACGCATTCTTTCTACTGGAACTGCATCGCTTGTGCCATCTCTAGTATTTATAACAAAGTCTGCTTCAACAGAACCTCCTCCATCTGTTCCAAGACCACCAATAGTGACTGGTGAATATGTAGTATCTCCACCCCATCCAAATCCAATTAGTCCATAAACATTTACATTGTTTATACTACCAACTCTAATTTGTGGAACACCTATCCCTGTATTTGAACCACCATCATCAATATCAAGCATAGCATTTAAAGTTACCTGTCCTATACCAACTTTTCCATCTTTATCTATACGAACTCTTTCAAGTAATGAAGTACCATTATGCGTATTAAAAGTAAGCGCCCCATGTCTACTTCCTTGATTTACATTAACAAAGTTTATTTGACTTGTAACTAATGAATCATGATTGTAACCACCAATATTGCTAAAATTATTATTAGTATCATGCGTGTTTTCTAAAATTAATGTTCCACCGTTTGCTGTTGCAAGATTTTCGCTATTACTACTTACTGAACTTTTAATTAAAGAACTTGCTTGTATATCTCCAACGACATCTAAAGTTCTCGCAGGACTTGCATTTTTTATACCAACCTTACCATCACCAAGAACCTTCATAAGCACATTGCTACCATCGTGGTCATTTAGTTCAAAAGTTGTATCGCTTGAATTAGAACCAGCCATAACTTTTAAACCATAGCTTCTGCCATCAGTAGCTTCTTGGTTTTGTACTCTTAAAGCAAATATATCATCGCCAACTCCATCTGCTGCTACTATTTCTACAAAATTTGAAGGATTATTATCGCCTATACCAATTTTTCCACCATTAAAATAACTTGCATTATTTCCAGATATTTGAACATTAGCATTTCCACTTCCATCATATAAATACATTTCAGCATCATCACTTGCATCCTTTGAAAAAGCAAACAAAGCACCATCATCATCAGCAATTATTCTAAATATATCAGCGGCATCTGCATCAGTAGATTTTATAGTCATAGCATAATTTGTAGCTGTGGTTATTGTAACTGCACCATCAATATCAACAACATCAAGATTGGTTGTACCATCTACATCTAAGTCTCCATTGAAATCAACATTCCCACTTGCACTTATTGTAGTGGCACCTATAGATACACCGTCAATAGTACCAGAGTCAATATCTACTTTAGATATATTTACTTCACCACTACCATTTGGTGTTAGGTCTATATTACCATTGGTATCTGTAGATGTAATTGCATTGCCATCTACTTTTATATTATCTACTTGTATAGCACCGCTGCTTATTTTTAATGCAGATGCGGTCCCATCACCATCTTCAATAGATCTAAGTGTTCCATCAACACCATTAGTTTCTATTTTAAGTAATAATGGATAAGTATCTGATATTTTAGTATTAGTAAGACTAGCCATTTTCTAATTCATTTACCCTGGCTTCTAGTGAGTTAACTCTTTCTTTAACGCTATTAACTGGTCCATCGTCTTGTTTTGTTGGTTCTAGTTCTTCTACTTTTGCTGATAGTTCTTGTACTGCTTTTACTAACATTGGGAACATTCTTATCATTGATAAGGTCTTAAAATCATCTACTTCTTCACCATCAATTTTACCTATACCTTCATTCATATAAAATGGAGCGACTTCTTTTATTTCATCAGCTATAAAACCTTTATAGACTTTTCCATTGTCATGATGATATTCATCTCTACCATTATATTCAAAACTAACTGGTCTTAGTAGGTTTATTACATCAAGACCTTCTTCTATATCAACTACATTTTTCTTTGTTCTAATATCTGAAGATAAATTACTAACAGTACCATCGTTAGTAAAAAAATCACCTTCTGACGCAAGAATTGCTCTTACAGTCATCCCTTGAGTTGCAGAAGCTGCTTGAGTTGTAAACCTTATAGCACCATTACCATCATTAGTATCCCTACCTGCTTGTATAGCACAGACACTATCATCATCATTTACAAAAAGAATTTCTGCAAAATTTTGATTAGCCCCAGTATATGTACCATAAAGAGCTATATCTGCTCTTTGTCCATTTGTAGTATTTTCTATTTTTAAAGTAGTAGAAGCAGAAGCAGATGAAAAAATATGAAGATTCTCGCCAGGACTTGCAGTTCCTATACCAACATTTCCACCAGATGTAATACGCATTCCTTCAGTATTGTTTGGTGAAA